ATCTCCATAATCTTCTTCATGTCGCCATACTTAAATAGGCTTTTGTAGTCTGTGATCTCTTGCATTTGTTTATTTAGTTTTAAAGTGATTGATATGTCTGTCTATTCCTTGAACTGCTGCATCTAAAGAACCGTAATAACTTGCTCTCCAGTAATACCATTTGCCATTTAGGATTTGGTTATCCCAAGTAATATACATCCCTTTGTAGGTGTATTGTTTTGACATTCGTCCGTTACTGTTTACATAGGTAAACTCTTCTTTGATACCTTTTTTCTTTTGTTCTAGGGTTAGTTTCAACATTGGTTTTGGGTTTTTTATTCCTCTTGTGAGGGTTTTTGATAAGTTTTTGTTTCTAATATTTCAGTAGTCTTTAACGGTAGACCTTGACTAAGCCTCATAAAAATATCATAAGCGACATCTTTTTTTGTGCTAATGCTTCCAGCTACATAAATGCCATCTTGCTTAGTAAAGTACATAGTGTCATTTAGTAATTGATCTGTTTCTTGTACGAACTCGAATTTCATGTTTGTTTGTTTTATTGTTTAATTATTGGTTTCTTCTTCTTCTTCTTCCCAATCGCAATGCTCTAAGCAATCAGGACAAATATCTATTTCAGGATAATTGGTATGAGCTCCACAGCAAGTTGAGAATGGCATTATAAAGGGTTTTTGTATGTTTTATCAAAATAGTCAATACCTCCTTCAAATTCAAAGGATTCATCTCTTTTGCCATTCCATACGTTTATTTCGCCATCATCAAAGGCTTGTCTAATTTTAGATTTTTCCATAGGCAAATACTTATCTTCAATAGTTTTAGCTAATTGCTCTGGAAGGAATGTAAATGTGTGAGCATTTTTAATATACTCTAGTAGTTCTTGCATTGGTGTCATAGTTTATGGTTTTTTGTTGTTTAATTTAGATAATCTTGTAAAATAGGTTTTTGCGTCACCAATCTTAACCTGGCTCATATTCCTTTCATATTCCAAAGGGTGTATGCAAGTTTTTGTCTGATGATTGTAATAGGCTTGTTCGCCTTTGTCAATGATCGTGCCAGTAATACCGCACTTCATCTTTGAGTTGAGTCTGATTAATTCGTGCATGAGTTTTTTGTTTTGTTTATAATTGTTTTGTAAAATTAGTATTTGTTTTTATATTTTAGGATATTTTGTGTTAAAACTTTGTGAAATTTATAAATCTATTGTCCATTGAGTTGCCATAGCAAATGCTATACCCTGGAAAGTTTTTGATCTTAGCGTTCTACGTTCGGCTGGAGTTTTTGCAGTTGCTAAAGCATCAGCATACCATTTAGGATGAGATTTGCCACTCTTAAAAACAGTTCTTTCACCTTTACCAACAATATTTGTAGGAACTAGCTTTGGCAGATTTTTGAGCCATAAACAAGTTGTCTTAGTAGCCTCATCCCCAAACATATATGGTTGAATAATTTGATCAGGCTTACGGATTTTTGTTGATATAACGGAAACAGGATTTTCAATAGCTATTCTAGGAATAGGTGCATCCATAAGTTTTTGGACAAAATCTAAGGCTTCAGCTTGGTTTTTATATCTTTCCAGGTTAGGTGATCCATCCTTATTGTAAAGATGTCTTGCACCACTAACTGATAAAAAGGTGCAAGGTGGGTGAGCAATCATTAAATCCCAACCTTTATTAATAATTTTTAATACGTCAGCCTGGAAATGCCATTCGGGATGACCACCAGTACAAGGTAAAATGTCACATGAATAGGCTTCATGACCAAGTTCACGAAGGATTTTTGTTACTGATTGGCTTTCTTCACAAGCCACGAGGATTTTTGCCATAGGTTTTAAGGGTTTTTTGTGAGTTTTTTGGATGAGTTTTTTGTGGGTTTTTTGGGGAGTTTTTGCATAGGGTTTTTGGCGGTGCCAGATTTTTGGCTATACCTTACCAGGTTGCACATTTACCTTGCTTATGCCGATATGATAGGGCAAAGCGTGGCTATTATGCAATTAATGGCACTTTATAGGCTTAAATTTGGCTTATCTTATTAAGTTAGTATAGACATACCAACCGCAAAGAAAGTGGCTAAAAACGTCTTATTTGGCTAAATACTCCGCCTCTTTTATTTGTGCTATCCTTTCGGCTAATTGGTCAGTATTGTAAGATTGAAACGCAATACCTCCGCCGTATTGTTTATTGTGAAACTTACGGCCTCCTAATTTACGGCCCAAATAAAGAGCTCTTTCGTATGTGTCCGCCAATTGCAAGTAATGAACAACAAAACGAGGGTTTCCGTTTGTGTCATTGTTGATCCTTGTAAACATGGTTAAAATTTTGGTTAATATAAAAGCCCAAATTAATGGGCTCTTATTTCGCTAATTTATAGCTCATCAGTTAACCTGGTTTAAACTAATTGTGATCCGAATTTAAGCAAATAAGACTGTTTAAACGTGTGGCAACCTATTTTAATCTCTTTGCCTATTTCGTTGACGCTATAATTAAGAACTTTGTCTCCTACGCTTAATTTTTTGTCTCTTATTAGTTCATACAATTTTTTCCCTATTACAAGCGGTATTTGTACGGCTTGTGTAGTTTCTATCCTATTTTCGTTTATACGCAAAAAGTCATATTTGTAATTAGTGTAAAGCCTTGAGGTCTCAAGATTTAGCCATTTTTGTATTTGCTCTTTAAATTGTTTCTTTTGCTCTTTTAATCTTTTTTGCTCCTCAATTTTGGCCAATTCGTTGGCTTTATATTGGTAGTCTAAATATTGGCTTTTGTCCTTAATAGATAAAACAGCTTTTAGCGTTTCGGGTATTTCAATACCAAAAAACTCGGCATATTTTACAGCCTTGCTTTCAATATTAGATATATAATTAAGATATTTTTCTGGCTTTCTGGCTGTTGTTAATTTCCTAGCTCCATGTAATTCAGCACAATTTAACCAAAATTCAAAATTGTGGTCGTGTGAGCTTTCAGGGTTTGCACAATAAATTAAATCATCATTTTTACAACTCATATAAACGTGGCTTATATGCTTTGCGGTTGTGTTGCTATATGTCCTTTCAGTAAATAAAAGAGCCCTTTGCCCTTGTTCGTTTACTATATGCTTTGCAATAGGGAAATGATGCCCATAGCTGTAAATAGTTGAGCCATTAAAAAACATTGTGCCATTGCTAGTGCGACCGCTTTCTTGTTCCTGGTTTGCCCATTTGTGGCAAAGTTCAGATGTTGGTAATACGTTTCTCATGTGTTTGTAGTTTTATTTGTTTGTTAATTCTTGCCAGATTGTTTTAGCAAGGGTTATTAATAGAGTGCCAATGATCAAGTAAATGATAAATGTAATTAAGTCCATGTTATTTGATTTTAGTTAATAGATAATCAGTAAAGAGTTTACCTGATTTTGATAGGATTGTAATGAATAAAAAGATCGTCCAGGTTAACAGTAAATTGTCTAAGTGTTGCATAAAATTGTTTTTGTTTGTTATTAATAGGACCTAAAGATATGTAAACAATTTAAAACAATTGTAAATAAATTAAAGTATTTTGTTAAAATTATGTTAACGTTTATATAATAGTATTAAGTATATAAGTAACAATTGTTAAATAACTAATTTAATATGTAATATAATATACTTATATTATTATAGTAGTATACTTATATAAGTAGCTTATACTATAATATTAGTAGGTATATATTAATATAATAGTTCACCTGATTTTTACTTTTTGCGTTTGAGTGACCTAACAATCATTAAATATTAGTTCCTAACTTAGCACACTAACCAACCAATAATTAAGCACATGAACAGGGGATACAAACAGCGTATAATAATTATTATGTTAAGTGACAGATTGAATATCAATGTTACAACACTGAAGCCCTCCCCCACTCCACCCCCTACCCACTTTTTTAGCGTAAAGGAAGGTATGCCTGGCTTGTGCCCCCCAATATTCTGATATAAAACAATGATTTTAACATTTTTAAACATTTGACACACCAAAAGGTATAATATGAACGCACAATTCAAGGAAATAGCTAAAGAGGCTTTTATCATAGCTTATAAGGAGAACTTCGGCAATATTACCATATCTTGTGAGGCTTCTGGAGTCGGTAGAACGCAGTATAAGACTTGGTTGAAGGATGATCCTGACTTTGCTAAGAGATTAGCTGAAATCGAGCCTGAGGAGATAATGCTTGACTTTGGCGAACAAAAGCTAATGGAAAGGATTGCTAGAGGTGATACCTTAGCTACAATGTTCTTGCTAAAGACAAGAGGCAAGAGAAGAGGATATATCGAGAAGACTGAGGTTGCTCATGAGGGAGATGTGGTTAAGCAAATTACAGTCAACGTAGTTAAACCGAATCAAATTGGAGATATTATGAAACAAATAGACGGAGATGAGCACAAGACCATAAAAGATGGTGAGATAATCAACTTTGATACGCAAACAGAGCCAGGAATGGTCGTACCAGCTTACAAGGCTGGAGAAAGTGACGAAATCCCTCTTTATAACCATGATAAAGGGGAATTATTGGATATTAACGAAGACGGAGAGTATGAAGAGTAACCACAATAGCCTTATTTCGCATTTTAAGACGATTCTAAGGCTTTTAATACTAGGAGTAGTACTATGTGTCCATTTTATATTTAAAGGGCTTAAATGAGCCTTAAAATAGCAAATAGGATAGACACCCCCCTACCTTCCTATAAAACCAAAAGTTTTCTAATGGTAAACACACAACCAATTTTTTAATTTTTTTTCCTATGTCTTATGAATGTAACCACAAACATCGTCTTCGAAGTACTGCAAAACAGCCAAAAAAAAATATCAGTTATGCAAGGCGGAACAAGGTCTGGCAAAACTTACAATGTATTGACATGGTTTATCGTGAAATTATTACAAGAGAAGGGAAAAACCCTAACCATTTGCAGATCCTCGTTGCCATCCATAAAAGGCTCAGTGATGAGAGACTTTATCGAAATACTCTCGAAATATGGCTTATACTCAGAAGAAAAGCACAACAAATCAGAAAATCTTTACTTCTTAGGAGGCAACATCGTAGAGTTTGTCTCTACCGATCAGCCACAAAAAATAAGAGGTCGTAAAAGAAACTACTTGTTTATAAACGAGGCTAACGAGGTAAACTATGAATCTTGGATGCAGTTAGCATTAAGAACCACAGAAAAGATTGTAATTGACTATAACCCTTCGGATTATTACTCTTGGATTTATGACAAGGTTGTTCCTAGAGAAGATGCTGACTTTACTATCACTACCTACAAAGACAACCCATTTCTTGAAAAATCAATCGTAGATGAGATTGAAAGGCTTAAATCAGCCGACCATGAATATTGGAGAGTTTATGGCTTAGGAGAGAGAGCAATATCACAAGCGACCATTTATACGCATTGGAAGCGTAGACGCAACTTTCCTGATGGTGGAGATGTGTTTTACGGACTTGACTTTGGTTTTAACAACCAAACAGCCCTTGTTAGGGTTAAAAACTTTGACGGCGAGTTATTTGTCGACCAATTAATCTATGATACAAAAATGTCGACGGCTTTACTAATTGATAGGATGAGGTCACTAGGCTTAGACAGAAACTCTGAAATATATGCCGACCCTGCTGAACCGAAAACCATTAGCGAAGTCAACAAAGCTGGTTTTAACTTGAAGAGTGCTGTCAAAGATGTTTATGCAGGAATCAACAAGGTAAAGTCATTTCCTTTGCATATAAGGTCAGAGTCCTTAGATTTGCTTGATGAGATTAAAAACTACAAGTGGAAGACTGATGCGGATGGCAATACACTTGATGAACCTGTAAAGTTTAGAGATCACTTAATGGACTCTATGAGATATGCCATATACACAAAATATGCTAAACCAAAAAGAGGGTGGGTTGTGTAGCCTAAAAATTTGTTACTTTTGTAAAAATAATATATAGCGTGAATTTAACGGACATACTAAAGGCAGTTAACCCTTTTCAACAGAAGGCAGCTCCAAAGGTGACTTTTAACAATCCTTTTACTGATTTTGGTGGATTGATTGGCGGAAGAACACTTTATCCAGAATTAGACCAGCAAAAATTTGTACTTGACTATAAAAACAATAGTGAGGTATATGCTATCATCAAACGTATCTCTAAAACTATTTCTACTGTTCCTTTTTACGTTTATCAAGTAAAGAACAAAAAAGAATTAGCAAGATACAAGTCAATGTTAAGCAATGCAACATCTACTACAGATATTGCTAAAGCTGAGTTAGTTCGTGTAAAAGCAGTTGCTGAGATTGCTGATTCACCTTTAAACGACTTATTAGAAAAACCAAATGAATATCAATCATTCTCTGAATTTATCGAGAGTGCTGTCGGTTATAAACTAATTACTGGTAATACTTACATTTGGGCAAATAGACTTTCCAATGGTAAGGTTGCTGAACTTGTTACACTCCCATCTCAATACGTTGCCATTATCTCTGATGGTACAATAAATGGGGTTGAAGGTTATTCTTTTACGCTAGTTGGATGGGATCAATTAGATGCGAAAGACGTAATCCATCTAAAATACTTCAACCCTTACTTTGACACTAATGGTAATCAATTATACGGTTTATCGCCTTTACAAGCTGCTTACAGAACTGTTCAGCGTTCTAACGATGCAAAGGATACTTCAGTAGGTATGTTACAGAATCAAGGACCTAAAGGTATCTTGTCTGCTGATGAATCAAATGATTTCGGACCTGAGGCGGCAGGAAAGCTTAAAGAAGATTTTTACAATCAATACGGAACAAAAACTCAAGCTGGTATTTTAAAGAATGCTGGTAAGATTTTGATTGCAGGTGCGAAGCTGAATTGGATTAACATGGGTTTAAGTCCTATTGACTTACAGTTATTAGAATCAGAGAAAGTAACACTTAGAGAACTTTGTAATGTTTACGGTGTAAACTCTGCGTTGTTTAACGATCCTGATAACAAGACTTATAACAACATGAAGGAAGCTAAGAAGGAAATGTTGACTCAAGTAGTCCTTCCTGAGTTGGTAGCTCTTCGTGATGCATTCAATAGGTTCTTCTCAACAGAGATTGGTCAAGGTTACTATATTGATTTTGATTTGACAGTATTCCCTGAGTTACAAGAGGACATGAAAGAGCTTAGTGCTATTCTTTCTCAATCTTGGTGGATTACTCCAAACGAGAAGAGGGCAGCTATGCGTTATGATACTATGGAAGGAACTGAAATGGATGAGATATTTATCCCAGCAGGTTACTTGCCTATTGATGAGTTGACTATGTTACAAGACCCTAGAGATGCACAACAACAAAGCGACTATAATTTGCCACCTGTAAAAAGCGAAGGTTTTTTTTTGAGTAAGAACGAACAAGTAGATGAAGTGTATGCAAAATACAAGTCAATTACAAACATGAGTTACTCAGAATTAGAAGCTTGGTCAAATACAGAATGTTCTAAGAAAGCGTCACTTGACAGAAGCCCTATCACTAGAAACTTAAGACTATTGTCTAAGAAAAAAGAAGATTGGACTACAGCAGATGCAGAAGACGCAAACAGAACTATAAGCTTTGTTAGCAGAATGAAAGGAGCAGAACAAGGTAAACCAGCATCAGAGGGTTGTCCTTCTAAAAGAGATATATCACTTAAAAATTGGGCTTACGATCCATCAAAATAAATATTATGAAATCATTTGAAATCTTAGAAAAAGCAATTAACAATCTTTTAGAACTAAAAAGATTAACTGAGAAAAACACTAAAGGTATTAATCATGCAAATAAACTTATTGCATCTGGAGATGTAATTAGACCAGAATCTTGGGTAAGACCAACGGCTGAAATGGAAAATGCGTATTTGAAAGAAAATGGATATGATAAATACTGTCTATGGTTTCTTGGTGTAGACCCAGAGCTTAGCGAAGACACTAAAGGTCATTATGGCTATATTTATACTTCGGATTTTAAAACTGTAGACAGAAGAGGTTTATCAGCTATTAGACAATACTCAGCTCAAAATAATATGAAATCAATTTATGCTGCTGCTGGAAAAATGATTGAAGCTATAGACGCAAAAGAATAATGGCTAAACCACTTACACCATCACAGCAGTTTGCTTTGCAACAAAAGATTGCGAGGAAATCTATTAGGGAGTTTCAGCCTAAAATAAAAGAGGCTTTACAAGCTGACTTTAATAAAGCTGCACAAATGGTTGAAGCACTAGGAGTGGAACAAGCGGCTAATAATCGTGCAGGTTTTTTTACTGGAGATAAGATTAATAATATTTTACGAACTTTGTATGAGTCAACTGGCGGTTATACTGCTATGAGATACCAACAGATGTTTGAAAAGAGTAAGAAAGCAGAAGAGATTGACCTTGATTCTTTAAACATTTTGGATGAGTGGTTATTATTTATGTTATCATATTGGACTGCGATTAGCGGACTAAAGATGTTAGGCATAGAGAATACTACTGAAAACGAAATAGCTCGTATATTAGCAAATGTTGTAAAGTATGGTCGAGAGAATGGATTGTCACAAAATGAAGTTAATAAGTTGGCAATTCAGACTCTAAGAGAAGGAAAGATAAATAACGCAAGGAGTTTACTTATAGCAAGGACTGAAAGCCATCAGGCATTAAGTACAGGTGCTATAGGTGCGGTTAGGTTAGCAGGTGTTCCAATATTAAAACAATGGATAGCTGCTGAGTATCCAGCTAAGAGTGGTAAGCCAAGATTATGGCACAGGGATTTAGATAGACAAACGAATCCTGACAACAAAGGTGTAAGAATCCCTGTTAATCAACCATTCCTAGTAAACACTCCTGACGTAGGACTAATAGAAATGCAATATGCACATGATGCAGCAGGGTTAGCAGTAAATAACTGCAACTGTAGATGCTGCACAGTTTATATAGCTTAAATAAAAAATATGAGTAACTTTTATAAAAAGAAAGCGGTAAGTGGAGCTCCAGTAGATATGGAGGATGGTAGCAGAGTAATTACAATGTATTATTCTGCGTTTGGTAATGTCGACAGCGATGGCGATGTTATTGTACCAGGTGCATTCACAAAAACGCTAAAAGAAAACGGACCTAGTGCCAAGAATAGAATCTGGCATTTATTTAACCATTCAACCGAGAAGCCAATCGCTAAACCATTCGAGATGATGGAAGATGGATATGGTTTAAAGGCTAGAGTAAAGATGCCTAATACAACATTAGGTAACGATACTTATGAGTTGTATAAAGAAGGTCATATCACAGAACATAGCATCGGATTTCAGACTATTAAGTCACAAGCGAAATCAGGCTATAACGAAATCAATGAAATTAAATTGTTTGAAGGTAGTTCAGTATTGTGGGGTGCAAACGCAAATACACCAACAGTAGGAGTGAAGAGTCAAATAAAGTCTGTTCTTGTAGATGAGATGGGTAAAACTATCAAGTCTTTAAGAAACGGTCACTTTACTGATGAAACATTTGAGCTGTTAGAACTTAAACTAAAGCAATTACAACAATATCTTGCTGAGATGGAAGACGAAGACTCAGTCGACCTTGAAGAACAACCGCAAAAACCTATGGATGAAGACTTCGAATCTCCTGAAGTAGAAGCATTGGTAGAAGAGGAAGACCCGATGATTTCCATGCAAATCGAGATGAACAATTATTTAAAATCATTTAAAATTTTCAACTAATGGTAGAAGAAATCAAAAGTGCTTTCGAAGGCGTTAAAACCGAAGTAAACGGTGCTATCGAAACATTAAAAGCTGATAACGCAGTAGCGGTAGACAGCTTAAAATCAGAATTAGAAGAATTAAAATCTCAAGTTGCTGTAGTAAAAGATGCTGCTGACAAATTAGAGGCAAAAAACAATCGTAAGACAATGAATGAAAATCAAGCAAAAGGGTTCAACGCATCCCTTGCTGAAGCAATCGAAAAGAATGCTGACAGTATCGCAAAATTAGGTCGTGGTGAGCAGAAGCGTTCTGGCTTTATCTTAGACACTAAGGCAGTAGGCAACATGACAGAAGCAGTTAACTTAACTGGTGGTTTAGAAAGACAATATGCTCCACAAGTATATGCTCTACCTTCTCGTAAAGTTCATATCAGAAGTTTATTGCCAGTAGGTAATTTATCTACAGGTTTATTTACTTTCCCTAAAGAAACAGGTGGTGAAGGTGATGCAGCTCCACAAACTCAAGGTTCTGCTAAATCTCAAATCGATTTCGATATCACAATGACTGATGCTCCTGCACAGTACATCGCTGGTTTCGTAAGAATCTCTCGTCAAATGTTGGATGATGTTCCTGCTATGACTTCTTTCTTACAAGCTCGTTTGTTAGAGAAGTATTTATTAGCTGAAGATGCTCAATTATTAAATGGTAATGGTACTGCTCCTAACTTACAAGGTATTACTGGTGTAGCTTCTGCTGCAACTGGTGCTGCTACTGTAGACGTTGAGCAATTAGTACAAGCTATTGCACAAGTATATAATGCTGATTACTCTGCTAATGGTATTTTAATCAACCCAATTGATTGGGCTGCTATCATGAATACTAAGAATACTAACGCTGCTTATAGCCTTCCAGGTTCTACAGTTGTTACAACTGATGGTACTTTAACTATTGCTGGTATTCCAGTGTTCCAATCTACAGCTATTGCTGCTGATAAGTTCTTAGTAGGTGACTGGGCTATGGGTGCTCAAATCATGCAAAATCAAGGTATCTCTGTTCAGTTCTCTGAAATGGATAGCGATAACTTCCAAAAGAACTTGATTACTGTAAGAGTTGAAGCTCGTATTGCATTCCCTATCTACTATAGTGGTGCATTCGTTTATGGTGATTTCGGTAACGTAGCTTAATCCTAGATTAATCTAAAATACAAGGGGGCAGCCGCAAACTGCCTCCTTTTTTTATGTCCGCTATATTTTAGTTATTTTTGTAAAAACAATGGCATAATGCAAATAGTAAGAGATATAACGACCACAGTAGCACCTTCAGCCACAGTGGTTACTTTAGCGGAAGCTAAGAATTACCTTAGAGTAGATTATAGTGAAGATGATTCTTTAATCACATCTTTAATTAATACAGCTCAAACAAGACTTGAGCAATTTGCTGGAGTTGCAATGACTCCTAGAACTTTAAGAGTTGTAGCTTATGTAGATAGCTTTATAGAGTTACCTTACACTCCTACAAACACTATATCAGTAGTAGAGTATTGGAATAGCACAGCTTGGGTAGCAATGTCTGTTGGAGATTATCAGGTACTTGGTGAAACTACCAAAAAGGTGTATATGACTAGCATTTACGATAACGAGTTTAGATTTACTTACACTTGTGGTTATGCTACAACTCCTACAACAATGAAGACTGCCCTTTTAAAGATGCTTTCAGACCTATACGAGTACAGAGAGTCATCGGTTGAGTCAACTAAGCCTTCAGCTAATTTGATGACCGCATACGAGCTTATGAAGCCATTTAAACGCATAAACGTAATTATCTAATGATAGGAAGATTACACAATAGGATTACTTTTCAAAGTCAGTCTAACGCTTCTGATGGAGCTGGTGGCGTTGTAACTACTTTGGTAGACTATTACACTTGTTGGGCTCAGATGTCTAGGAATACAAATGACAGGTCAGATATAGCAGGAAAAGATAATATAAGCGATGATATTACTTTTAGAATTAGATATACTACTTCAAAAATATTTACAAATAAACTTGTAATATCTTATCAATCAAACCTTTATAACATTAATTCAGTTATTAATGAAGGTGATAACAATAGTTATTTTTTAATAGGCTGTTCAACACTTAAATAATGGCAAGATTTGAAATGAAAGTTTATGGATTAGACGTCATAAAAAAGAAGTTTGCTGCTGCACCTCAAATTATGACTAAAGAGGCTGCCAATATTATTTATGAAACAGCCGTAGAGATTGAGAATAAAGCTAAAAATAGAGTGGCTGTAGATACAGGAGCTTTAAGAAGCTCAATAAGAGCAACAAAGCTTTCTAATGGCTCATCTATGATTAAAGCTGGTTTATCAAACGTAAGCAATAGCAAAGGACATTTAATTAATTATGCAGCCTTTGTCGAGTTCGGTACAGGTCAAAAGCCTAATACAGCTTACAAAATCCTAAATAATACATCTATAGCAACCTATGCCGAAGAGTTTAAAGGTAAGGGCAAGAAAAAGCAAGTTAGAGCTTCTGACCCTTATTTATTTAATTCTACTGATGAGCTATTAGGCAAAATGATCAATAGAATAAAGAAGATAAAGATATAAATATATTTCATTAAATTTGTACAAAATTAATACCATGACAATTACACTAAACGAAGAGCAGGTAAAACAATTAGATGCGTTTATTCAAGAGATGCCAACTAAATTTGGTTTACCTTTAACTCAGTTCTTATCAAAACTTGCTCAAGAACAAAATCCTGAGGAAGTAAAAGAGGAAACAGAAGCTTAATGAAAGATTGCGGTTTAGCTATAAGAAAGGCTTATGTAGATAAGTTAGCATCACAAAGTTTTTCTTTGGGTGTTTACGATACTATTGCACCTGATACAGTTAACCCACCTTTTTTAATTATAAGCAGTCAAACATCAGTTGAAAATAGCGACAAACAGAGTTATAACTTTGACGTCACTATACAGTTTGATATTGTTTATAAGACCAATAAGTCAGGTGAAGTAGGGCAGAAATCGGTAGACCAGTGGGCTAACGAATTGTTAGTGATCATAGGCGTTAATGTGCCGAATTACCCAAGTGCTTCTCCTGACTTTAAAATAGTAACTCGTACTATGGGTACAAACTTTGCTACATTTGATTATGTAGACGAAGCTTATATCTTTAGAAGAGTTATCACAATGAACCATTTTGTAACTCAAATATTATAAAAAATTAAAATAAAATAAAATGCCAACAACAGGAATTTTTAACGGTACAAACCTAGTAGTTCTAGTAGGAACTGAAGTTGTAGCTCACTCTACATCTTGTTCTTTATCAGTAAGTGCAGACTTACCAGATTCAACAACTAAATCAAGTGGTGGATGGGCTGATCAAATCGGTGGTTTAAAGTCTTGGTCTTTAACAACAGACGGTCTTGCAACAGTTGATCCATCAGGTGCGAGTTATATTGTAGGAGATATTTTCACTGCGTGGAATAATAGAACAGCAGTTACTGTTAAGTTTACTACAGTAAATGGTTCAACACCAATAGTAGGTGACTTAATTTGGTCTGGTCTTGCATTTATAGAAAGTTTGGATATTACTGCTGATATGGAATCTCCAGCAACATATTCAGTTTCTTTTACAGGAACAGGAGTATTGACTCAGGCTACTAACGCATAATAACACCAAAAACACCAAAATATGAGAGGACATTACGAACTATCCCTAAGCGATGGGACTAAGATACCTATGAGGTTTTGTACATGGTCTTTAAAAAGATTCTGTCAGCTTCAAGGGATTGGTCCTTCTGATATAGGAGATGCTTTAAGTGGTGATAAATCACTTGATGCTATATGTAACTTATTAAGAGCAGCAGCAGAATATCCTTTATATAAAGAAGGAATAACGCCAAGCTTTACCGATATAGATACCTGTGATTGGATTGATGACATGGGTGGTATAGGCGGCAATAAGTTCCAGGAAGTAATGGCTGCGTTGACTGAAAGCTTAAATAGTGGACTAGAAGAAAAGACTACTAAGAAAGCAAATAAAGATGCGGTAAAAAAAAATTAGAGTGGATTGATATTGAAAGATATACAATGGGGGAGTGCCAAGTGCTTCCCCATTTGTTTTGGGAGATGACGATGGCTGAGTTAGACTTTGTTTGGTATGGTTACCGTCATAAAGAAGAACAAGAATGGTTAAGAGTAAGATGGCAGACTAGTCTTTTAATTAATATACAGCTACCTAAGGGTAAGAAAGTAAAGCCTGAAGAGCTTTTGTCGCTTGACTGTGATAATCGTAACTTTGTGAAGCAAAGAGTGATGACCAACGAAGAGTTGAGTGAAGTGCTTAAAAAATACGAAAACGTAAAACCAATAAAGCAAAATGGCTGATCAGAATATAAAAGTCAAGATAGACCTAGACTTAGCTGAATTTAATAAACACGCTAAGCAACTATCAAATGCAATATCTAATGTATTAGGTAGAGATGTTGATATTTTTAATGGCAAAATAAAACAAACTGCAAAAGATACTAACAAAGCTACTGAGGCATTTGGAAGAGCAGGTGCAGCCGCAGGAAAAGCAGGTAGTACTGTTAAGCAATCCAATCAACAATGGACAAACTTTGCTTTAATTTTACAAGATTTACCGTATGGTTTTAGGGGTATTCAAAATAACTTACCTGCTGTAATTGGTGGTTTTGCGGGTATGACTGGTCCAATATATTTAGCAACTTCAGCAATTATTGCGTTATTTACAGCATGGGATGCAGGTTTCTTTAAAACAAAGAATGCTACCAATGCGTTAACTGAAGCAAACAAAGAATATGCTGAAAGTTTAAAGCAATCAATGGGTAATGCTGGAGAAGAAATATCAAAGATGAATGCTTTAGTTTCAATTGCTAAAGATCAAGATGAGTCTATGAAAAAAAGACTCGTAGCAGTTAAAAAACTACAAGAAGAATATCCATCATATTTTGGCAATTTAAGCAGAGAACAAATACTAAATGGTAATGTAAAAACCGCAGTAGATGGTGTAAAAACAGCAATATTAGAAAGAGCAAAAGCAACTGCAGTAGCTGGTAAAATAAATAAATTATCTGCAGAAAAATTTGCTAAAGAAGAAGAATTATACCAATTAGCCTTACTTAAAACAGCTAGAATAAGAAGAGCATTAGCTGCTGCTGCTGCAACGAAAGTACCAGAAGAAAAAGTTCCTGCATTGCTTCAATTGGTTGTTAAAGATGTTAGAGAGCAAGAAAATGTTATAAAATCTACTGTAGATAAAATTGATTTAGAATTAAATAGATTAGGTGTTATATATGAAGATTCTACAAAAAAATCAATTGGATTAGATATTGAACAACCTCAAGAGGTAAAAAGCACTTATTTAAAAGATTTTGCTGATGCACTTAAAGAAGAAGAAAGATTATTTAAAGATAATTTAAACAATCAATTAGCTTTTGCAGAAGGAAATGATATAAAAAAGGTTGAAATATTAGGCAAAGCGATGTCTGATTTAATTTCTTGGTACGATAAAGGTATTATAGAAGAAACATTTTATCAAAATACATTAGCTGAGCTATACAGACAAACTTACAATTTAAAAGATGGTTTATTAAAAAAAGAACTATCTGAAAAAGAAAAACTTGCAAGAGAAGCTGAAGTTATAGATAATAGACAATTACAAAATTCATTAGATTCACTAAAAATACAATCAGATGTTGCAATGAAAATTGCAAATTTATCTGGCAATGCTACTGCCGCAGATAGAATAAAAATATTAGAGGAATATAAAGCTGGATTATATGATTTAGCTTCTGTTGGAGGTTATACAGCAGAACAATTTGATAAAATAGATGATGCCCTTAAAAGAGTAGATGCGGCTATTGATGGTTCTAAAGATAAAGTAAAAGATTTTAGCATTTCATGGCAAGAAACATCTAATACTATTAATGGCATTTTAACAAATTTAATAAGAGATTCTATTGTTAAATTTTCAGAAAATATAGGTAAAGCATTGGCTGGAGAAGGTACTAATCCATTTGAAGGATTTGGGTTAATGATTGCAGATGCCGCAATAGGAATTGGTAAGGCTTTGATTGCTTATGGAGTTGCAATAACTGCTTTTGCTTTTGCTGTTTCTAATCCATTTGCTGCTATTGCTGCTGGAGCAGCATTGGTAATTGCTGGTTCGTATTTAAAATCAAGATTAGATAAACAAAGTAAAGCTGCTAAACCTACAGCTTTTGCTAACGGTGGTATTATATCAGGACCAAC